GTCTAAATCTGAGCAATGCTTGGGTGGTTGAATCAACCAAGTCATCATGGTCCCCATTAGGAAAGGAAGCTACTTCCTCTACCAATTCATCTGCCCATCTTGTATCTGGTCGCCATACCATTCCTGACGCAAATAGATCTGACACTGCGTTTACACGCGCTATCTTATCTGACCCTTTCCCCGGTGTATATTCCGAAACAGGCAGACCTGCCTTTCTCAGCTCATATATTAACGGCGCACCCGCTGCTTTCTTCTCCACCAAGAGGGTGTCAGGGTTCCATTCTTTCCACAGATCATAGGCTGTACGCTTGAGTTCTGGGAACTCCATACGCTCTTTAAACGCATCAAGCACGATAATATTAGCTTGTTCAATTCCGTCTATTTCCCTATAGAAGACTCCCCATGTTGTACATGCGGAATAATCTGCCCTGTTGGTTTTCTCGAATGCGGTATCCCAAGACTGGATAATGTAGTCAACCTCTGGGGGTTTCTCTCTATCCCAGATCTTCCACATCTCCCGCTTGATGATAGCCCCACCCTCTGAGGTGGGGTTCTGCTGGTACTGCGCTTCCCACTTAGCTACTGGGAGTTCTGCCTTGATAGCCTCTAGTTCTGTTTGCTTCCAGAACTCAGCCCACAAGGGCTTGCCGCTAGGAAGAAGAGCGGGTAGCTCTATAACCTCCCAGTCTTCCAAGTCTCTCTTGATGGCATTGTTAAGGATCTGACCTGTTAAGTCTCTTTTAGACCACCTAGTATTATGGCTAACAACCCCATTTGCAATGAAATTCTCAGTCCTATCTACCTCGACATCAAAAACCTCTTCTTCTCCAGAAGGCGTTATGCTGGTTATCTTATCCAGAATGACGCTGTAGGTATTCAGCGGCTCGTTGTAATTTTTCTGGTGTTTTGCCATATCCAACGGCAAGGTTGCAGTCATTGCAGAGCAATCCTCTGACAACTCCGGTGGCATGGTCATGGTCGATACATAGCTTCCCGTTCCAGTGCGCCCTTGTATTTTTTGTAGAAGGTAGCTCCCTGCAGACATCACACCGGTTGCCGCGCTCCGCAACCATGCGGTCATACTCCTCACCGGTAATTCCGTACCTATGCTTAATGCGCCGCTCTCTGCTTTTCTCTGGCGTTGGCTTTTCTGGAGGGTACTGCTTTGAATAGCAGTAACCACATAATCCTTTGGCTTTAGCAGGGTGGGAATTGCAGTGCCAGCAGTCTTTTCCTTTCCATTTCCCATGATGCCCGATTGGACGGTACGGGGCTTCCGGGTTCTTCTTATGGTAACTTCTTCTTGCTTGGCAAGCAGAGCAGAGTCCGGGTATTGTTTGAGATCTAGCGGGTCTGTTGCAGCCTTCAATGCTACAAGCGACATATTCGGCTTTAGGTCTTTCAGTTGAATCCATTTGCGCTCTCCAGAAAAATCAACAAGAAACGGATGCCTCGCGTTTGCTTGAAGTATTCTGCCAGATTGCGTTTTTACTGTATATATGGAATCAATACCACTTGACTGCCAATTGTTTATCTTGGCTGCGGTAAGTACTCCATCTTCATAGGTTGCTACCAAATCCCCAATGCAAATATCTCGTAATGGCTTTTCTGTCCCGTCAGATAGAAGCACACGGGTGCTTCCAACCATACACATGACGATCACTATTGCCCCCCCGGGCTGCAGGCGCTGTCTAGGACCGGATGAATACCACTCGAATACCCGATCATACACCTGCGGGGTTCCTTGCATTGCTTCCTGTTCTGAATGAGGGTCATCGATGATAAGGACATCTGCCCCTTTACCTGTTACCGCACCCCCAACCCCAATAGCAAAATAATCCCCGCCTTTGTTTGTATTCCAGCGACCGGCTGCTTTGCTGTCCGACTGGAGCTTGGTCGAGAAGACCTCTTGATAATCAGCAGACCCTACCAAGTTTCTGACCTTCCGACCAAACCCCACGGCGAGTTCTGCGGTATGGGCTGTTTGGATGATCTTCTTTTCTGGGTACAAACCCAGAAACCAAGAAGGAAATAGAAAGGAAGCAAATTCAGACTTTGTGTTGTGGGTGCATATATATCCCTCCCCAGCTAGAAACAAACCGTCTTCTCGGGCAACCTTAATACACTGGGTATCTCCCTTTTTATCCAAGGCTTCTATTTTTATATACCTGCCAAAAGCCCTCTTGGTCTTTAGAGTACGGGATTCCTTGCGTGGCAGGTTGAACACATCACTAGCATAGAAGGATATTTTCCAAGTTGAGCCATAAGATACCGCTCCTATTTTAGCTTCAGACTCAAGGATGTTGGCTTTAATGCCAAGGCTTCGAAGCAGCTCTGCCACTTGCTCAATAAAATCCCGGTTGCTCTGGGCAAAGAAACACTGCCCCGCCTTAGATACATTGCCGTCCGTATCCATCAAGCCTTTCAACAAGTCCCGGCGCTGAGTTGCTGAGGCTGTAAGGTATTGCCTTGGTATGTGCTTATTGCCTAGCACTCCCAAGTTCCGCAACGCTACCTTCAGCCCTAACGTGCCAAAGGTATATCTAGTAGATTGGTCTGTAGTCTTAACCCCTCGGCGCTCAAACTCCGCACGGATAAACACCGCATCATCATCCTTAGATGTAACCACCCCATGAGAACTAGACCCATCGCCCAGCCATGTGCCTAATACATATGGGTCTACCGGTAAGTCTATATAGGGGTATTGAACGGGGTCGCAGTCTGGGAGCCGTGGAGGTCTAGGATCTTTAGATTTACCGGGTAAAAACTCTACTCCACCCCCACGCTTGGTTCGCAGTATCTCGCCATTCTGCCTTCTGTATATCTGCTCTGTGGTATAGCTGTTATAGATGCTATGCTTACGGTCTAGCCGCACTGTCCATAGATGTTCCCCATCAACCTCTATTGAGGCGTTGTCATCTGTAGTGACCCTGTATAACTGCCGCCCAGTGAATACTTCGGACTTCCCAAGCACCTCGGTAGGGACTCCATCTGGTCCAAACACATAATCCCCTGCTTGGAGTTCCCCCATTGTTTTAAATCCGCAGGTAGTTGGTATTTTCATACCTACCATTATAGCATGACGAGGCGGCATGTTGATGATCAGCCGCTTGAGTTCTCCTCTTGCGACTCTTTCAAAGGCATCTGCCATGATCTGATGATGCTTGCCGGGGATGAATGCTCCCCACATCTGGCGGACAAAGGGCAGGAAGTTCTGCCTGCAGCGTTCTTTCTTATCTGCCTTGAATAGCTGATCTATCTTCTCTATGTCCGGGGAACCAGCAGGCAGGGTATCAAGGATACTCAGGTAACCAGTGATCTCTTCTCTGGTCAGGAGGTCACTCATGTTCCACACTCTTTCATATAGACAACATCTCGTCCAATGATGGAGCTATTCGGATTGTCCTGAACTTATGGGGCTTCATGTTAATTCGCCCCTCTTGCTCTAGGATGTGGATATGTCTGTGGATATTTGACCTAGACTTCAGTCCCAGACCAGATGCGATATCCTGCAGGGATGGAGCAAAGCCCTTGGTCTTTATAAAGGACTGGACGAACTCTAGAATCTCTAGCTGCTTGTTGGTCATTAAACTGAGGTAAAGACCATGTTGATAGTCCCACCACCCTCAAAGCCGTTCCAAGGAACTATCTCTGCCCCTCCATTCCCATTCTGGACAAACTGATGACCATTAACATCACCGGTCAATTCAATGCTCTGGTCTTCCATCCAGCCGCGATCAATATAGACTCCTGCATCTGGTCCGAAGTTAACCCCACCCTGCATGTAGAACTCATTAGGGATTATCCAGAACCTCAATGCGTCAGCATTGTTAGGGTCTTGAGTAGACCAATTGAAGTTACCTTGAGGAGGTATTACCCCAACAACCCCTACATCGTTGTTAACAACGTCTATGTTGTACTCAGTAAGGTTGTGTATATGAAGCTCTACGGTCCATGTCATGCTATGTACTCCAGTTAGATGTAAGTCCGTCTATTACGCTTGGGTGCTGCACTATCAACGATACAACATACTTCGTCCTAACGTCCATGTACAAAGGCAGCAGCTCATGCATCTCTGCCTCATTAGGGATATGAGGATGCCATATAGCTATAATCCCCTCTTGGGGATTCTCTAGGTCAAACCTAAACTTAACAGAGAAGTCTTCAGACAACTCGCACTCCTGTACCTTAACCATCCTAACAACTCACAGGTCTAAACGGACCTTCTACTGTGGTCTCCCAGCAACACATACCACCCCTGCCATCAGGAACACATACAAAGGCTCCTGCATCAGCCATTACCATTCCTGTGTATATACCTACCCCTACCAACAGCGCAATCAATAGTCTCTTCATATCAGCCTCCATATGCGCTACGGGTGTAGCTACTATGGATAGTAGTGAGAACAAGTGTTCGTGTCAAGCCACTGAAAAATATAATATACCCCCCCCTACGGAGATGAGAACAAATGTTCGTAAGAGATAAAAAATAGAGAATAGAAGGAGTGGATCATAGCGTATAGACGGAGGGGAGTCCCTGCTCACCACAGGCTCATGCCCACTCCGTGGGGTCGGAGAATGGCTCTGTGTCTCATTCTACAGGGATTCGTCCCTCAATATAACAGCATCCTCAGCGATGATCTCTATCGTCTTGATCGGTCTGACATTGTCCAATAAAACCAAATGGTTACGTAAGTCCTTCTTTAGTTGATCGGCATTGATCGCTTCCGTCTTTGTCTCTACCTTGTCAGTGAATAGAGCAACACTCCGACCGAGCATCTCTAGCGCCCTCAGCTTATCGCCTACTGTCTTTGCATCGATAGAGTGTTGATGCAACTGCTCCATTACATATCTACGAACAGCGACCTGATCGTCAACTATGCGTTCCATTGTCTTGGTCTCTAAAGACTCTAGTAGCATACTGATACGACTGTCTTTACAAAGTGTATTAGCATTCGCTGTTATCGTTGCCCTGCTAGATGTTCGTGGGCTGTAAGCTTTAGCGTAGGCATCTATCTTACTTAATCCTTCTGACAGGTATTGAGCAAACAATCTCATGCTGCTAGTGATTCTTTTGCCGCTATCCCCTTTAACGATAGGCTCTTCGTTAAGAACCTTCTTTGTTCTACCCTTCTTATCTACTTCCTGTAGTTCTATATCATCGCTTGCCTGTTCCACTTCGTTATCTAATCCCCTCCGCCCCATCATGCTATTGTCACCAGTCAACGATATGCAACCGTCAATCTCATCAATCCTTATTTGTTGGACTTTCCTCATTATTTCCCCCTATCTAGTATTGACTGCCATTATTAACACTATACAGCAATAACACGAACAGTAACCACGGCACCCGCTGCTATCCCCTTATTAATACCTTTCTTATTCTCTACCCTTTCTATCTATCCTTTATCCTGTTCCACTTCGTTATTTACCCCCCTTTTTCCTATCTGTTCCTATCTATTTAAAACTAAGAACAGTTTATAATCATCAACTTATCGATTTAGTGCTATCATCCCCATTGACAGGGTAATAGCATCATGCCATGATTCGGCTGTCAGTGTTTAAACAGTTTATATTTTAACAACCGGGGGCTATCCAATGTTACTTTCAATAGATACGAATGCCAAGACAGTAAAGGGACAGAAGCAGGGCTTTATGACAGGTATTCTATACCTTGCACCGTTCACTTTATCAGGGGTAAATCTCTGTCCAATGGCTGAGAAAGCTCAATGCCATAAAGCTTGCCTGAATAGCGCGGGGCGCGGGGTATTCAATAGCGTGAAGGAAGCTCGCCTTAGAAAAGCAAAATATTTTAATGATAACCCACAGGGGTTCATGCTCGAGATGGTCAAGGATATAAAAGCATTGATCAGAAAAGCAGATAGAGAAGGATTCATCCCGCTAGTCAGGCTAAATGGTACTTCAGACATCCGATGGGAAGCGGTGAAATTCAATCTTGATGGCGATATAGTCACAATATTTGAAGCCTTCCCATCTCTTAAATTTTACGATTACACCAAAATCAGCAATCGCCGGAATATTCCAGCAAATTATGATCTCACCTACAGTTATTCGGGGGTCGCAGGATATCAGAAATATGTGCAGATAGCCTTATCGGCTGGAATGAGAATTGCAGCAGTTTTCCGCAATCGCGCTGAGATTCCATCAAGTTTCATGGGGCTTGATGTAGTTGATGGCGATGATTCAGACTTGCGCCATCTTGACCCCCTCGGCGTGATCGTAGCCTTATATGCCAAGGGAAAAGCAAAAAGGGATTTGTCAGGATTCGTGATTGGATGATCACCACAATCGGCGAGATTATTATCTGTCATTACATTGTTATTATTATTTTATTAGGGGTTAATCATGTACACAGCACAAAGAAATAGGTTCGGCAACGTCATTGTCTGCAAGGGATCAGAGGTCAGGAACTCATACTGGATCATTTTCACAGGATCATACAACGATTGTTTACGCTACAAAATCGCTTAATTATTAATCAACGGGGGCTGATATGGGAATGTTTAGAGGAAGTTATGAAGACAACAGGCAGGTTGGACAATTCACCAACTGTGAATTCAATGTGACATTCGATTACAGGATTTGCAGTGACGAATGGGGCATGAGGAACGGATTTGCTCATGAGATTGCAATGAGTGACGGGTCGGTCAGGTTTGGCAATGTCAAGAAGACTGTAGTTCATATCTGCATCGATGAGGATCAACACGGCAAGCCTATTATCGAAAAATGGAAAATTAAGCAGCACTCATGCTGGGGGTCAAGATGAACGGATTTTTTATTCCAACGAATAGCGATACATACGCGGTTTACAGTCACGGCAACGGTTGGGCATATTCGATTGAGGACGTTAACACGGGGGAATCTGTCTGGGTGCAGGATCAGGATGCAACGCAATTGCAGCATGATACAGATAATTTTAACAACATTGATGTAATAGACGATTATTTCTTCGCATTAAACGGGGGCTAGGATCATGGATAAATATCAGGAAATCACGGATCAGATTGTCGCAGCACTGGAAACAGGTTTGACCCCTTGGGTCAAGCCGTGGGCAACAACAGGCGCACCCAATAACGCGGTCTCAGGGAATGTCTATCAGGGTATTAACCATATCCTACTATCATTCGCACCCTATTCTAGCAATGGCTGGTTGACCTATAAACAGGCTCAGGAAGTCGGTGGTCAAGTCCGCAAGGGCGAGAAGGGTACACAAGTTATTCTATACAAACCACTTGCGATCAAGGACAAGGCGACTGGAGAGGACAAGACTATCCCAATGCTGAAAACCTTCACTGTATTTAACACTCAGCAAATTGACGGACTGCCCGATAAGTTCTTGCCTAAAGTTTTGGAGTCTGGTCAATCATTCGAAGACAACGAAAGGGCAGCGGTTTTGATGAGTCAAGCGCGGGTATTGCATGGCGGGGGTCAGGCTTGTTTCATTCCATCGAAGGATGAAATCCACTTGCCTAACAAGGGAGAGTTCAAATCGGCGGCAGACTACCATGCAACCGCACTGCATGAGTTAACGCACTGGACAGGACATAAGTCTAGGCTTGATCGTACCTTCGGCGCAAGGTTTGGTGACAATGCTTACGCCTTCGAGGAGTTAGTTGCTGAGTTAGGCGCGGCTTTCTTATGCTCTGATTGTGGGATCGATGGGAAGTTACAGCATGAATCCTACATAGCATCATGGATCAAGGTATTGAAGGGCGATAAGAGGGCGATATTCACAGCATCAAGCGCGGCAAGGAAGGCGGCAGACTATGCCAAGAAGGTTATCGAAGTTCAACTAGCAGCATAATAACCGCCCCTTTGGGGGGCTTCTGGAGGATGAGTCATGAAAGCAACTTATGTAAAAAGCGGGTCTAATTATCTACCGGCTATCAATAAAAACCGCATGATTAGTGTTTTATATGGAGACCCATTAGCAACCGTATCAGATGCTAAAAAATACGCTCAAATTGAGATCAATATGATAAACAAAATACTACAAAGGAAACCAGCATGAATCCATCAATCAGAATGGGAATAGAGCAAAAGATCATACGCAGGGCAGTGACCGACATCCTAAGCAATGGATACAGGGTCAGTGTATATGATGGGGGGGAGTACACGGTCAATCGCAGCACCGATCTCAACCTGATCTTGAATGCTACGCAAACAACGGATAGCGATGCTCTCGTGGTCTGGGACAGAGATCAGAATATTGGCACGATTACCTTGATATATGGCAACGATGGGCATGATGTAATTGCTGACTATAGTAACAGTCTTGAGGAAGTTTTAAAGGGGGCTAGTCTTTTGGCGGATGAACTGGCGGATGAGGATCATGAGTTCGATATCAAAATAGAAACCATAGGCGCAATCAGTCATGGCGTGGATGGATCGGATCAGTATGTGCTGCTCACCCGATGGGGTGACGATCTAACGCCAGAGGATGCAGAGGATTGGCTGCTCCCACAGGTATACAAGGACACCCATCAAGAGGCAGGAGGGTACTACTGTCACCGGGTGACCACTATGCAAGGTGAATCGTCCGGCAAGGTTATCGCTATCGTGCATCATCGTTACGATGTTTAAGATGGATAGGGCGGAGGCTATTGAGAGGGCGGGAGAATATGCGGTCGAGCTGGTCGAGTCCATGTGCTGTCAACCCACCGGCAAGGATGATGGGGAGGTTGTTGAATGGTCGGCAGACTGCAAGACAGAGGAGGGTCGGCTCTCCTGCTTTTATTATACGGATCAGTTCGATGGAGAGATTGCCGCAGAATGTGGATGGGACGCGGTTGACTGGAAGATTAATCATTACACACTGGAGGAAGCATGAAACAAATAACTTTAAACGTACCTGATGATGCCACGGTCTTGGAAGCTCAGTATGAACTTGATCGAGCATTTTCACCCGATTGGATGTCCTTACAATGGCACATCTCTGACGTTCAGGATTGTGTCGGCAATGACTACTCTCCGATGAGTGATGATGATGCTAGGGAGATTCTAAGGGCGATAGAGCATAGGCATGATGCCAGCAATGGCGTGAATTGGGACACCATAAATTGCCATGTAGATATGTGGCGCGAACATCAAGAGGAAGATGCGTTCCAAATTCTAAAGACTCAACGGGAAGATCGGATATTAAAGGAGGAGGCATGAAATACAAATTTAATAAATTTATTACAGAGGTTTCAGGACTCAGGCGGTATCACGTTACCGAAACTACCATCGTCTTTGCAGACACGGTCGGAGAGGCTTGGGAATTGTTTAGCAATGATGGTATAGATCCTGAAAAAATAAAAACAATTGAAACCGTATGCACGGAGGAATCATGAAGCATTTTAAAACAGGGCATGATTACACTGTAACAACAGGCAAAAGGATTGATACCCAGAGAGTCCGAGGGTATTTCTGTAGCCTAGAATACGCAGAGGGCTGCGGAGAGAGTCTCAGGGTTGGGACTGAATACACAATCTGGAAGCGAAGGAACGGGGGTTGGTTTGCCTATCGGACGAGGGAGGCATCATGAACCAGACAGACGTTATAGGGTATCTGGTGGTCTTAATAATAACCTTGACCATTGCACTCATCTCAACCTATAGCAATTGCGTATGAAAAAGAAACCTACACAAACGACCCGTATGCTCAAAGCTCAGTGTCCTTGCTGCGGGTATATCGTAAGGGTAAGCAGGATATGGGCAGAACAAGGCTTGCCCATATGTCCTTTTGACCGGAATCAATTTAAACTAACGGAGGCTTGAAATGGTAAAAGAACTGGTAGAAATGACAGATGAGCAGATGGTCGCAGATCATAATGAGCTGGTAAGAAAGTACAAGGATTTGCAGGTAAAGTACATCAGGTTGGCAGCAGTCCTGCGGGAGCTTCGGGGTGCCTATCATGAGATCATCACGGAGCATGATGACTGGGAGCAACTGAACCAGCAGAAACTTAACTCAACCAACGAGGAGAGATAATGAACCCATATCTGATTGGAGACAGTCCCTTCGACATTGAAACGGATGGGATGATAATGGCGCATACCATCATGACCGCTCATAAACTCCTGCTTGAGGAAAGGACGCAGGATGCGATTGAACTGTTGGGTGCGGCAACTAAATGCTTATCTATGGCAGGATTTGATACTAGTCCTTTAGACTCATGAGCGCCTATCTTGATTTGATCGAGAGAGTTGATGCGGCTGTTGCTGGCGAATCGTTTGACGACATCATCCCGGTGATAGTCACCTTCCTTGCTGTTGCCAGTATTAGGTCTGGAGTGAGTAAGGAAACAATCATGACCTACCTGTCCGATAGTCTGGATGCCGCTCATGGAAGGCACAATGAAAAGCACTGAGAAATTTAGACATGAGTGCGAGATCAGGTATCTGTTAAGGCTGCGGACAACCGATGCAGATGCCGCTCATCTCTATATCACAAGGGTACAGAAAAAGAGGGGTATTCCGGCAGCTACGAAGCTGCTGGAGGACTCCAGAAGGCAATGGAAGTGGGGCAGTAGGGGTAAGCAAGGGCAGTGGTTATTGACCGCTACAATCGAGAGTGATGATGAATACTAGGAGGCTATATGAGAGATGATCTAAAGGATGAGAACCCATACTTGAACGCACCAAGAGGCAGGAAGCATACCTACAAGTCTGGAACATGGCTGGAAGAAGACCGCAGACTGATCCAGCTAATCAAGCTGGGGGTTGTATGTGTTGGGCTGCTGGCTGTAGTTCAACTGGCAGTCTGGGTCATAACATAATTTCGTAGTGGATTTGGGGTCAAGACGTACCTTAACTTAACAATGGAGCTGGAATAAGTTAACAGTCCGGTAGCCGGAATCTAACCCCGGTATGAAAGAGGGTCATACCGGTATTAAGACCGGTATTAGAAAGCCTATAGGTGATGGGTTTCAGGGGGCATGCCGGTATTAAGAGCGGTATGAGAGCGGTATTAGCAGCGGGATTCCCAGAGTTCCCCATTTCCCCACTTTGGGCGGGGTATCACCCTTTCATCTTTTGCGTAGCAAAGCGCGACCCATTTTCCCCCTTCTTTCTCATATCTTATGTCGGGTCTTCCATTATTAAAACTTAATATTGTTCTAACCTCTGGATCAATTTTTTTGAAAAAAGCAATTGCAGATTTCATATCAACACAGCTCAATTCGGGCATCAGGATTGACCCCTCGCGCTTTATGAAGCTGTACTGTATCTCGCCAACAAGACCCATCATTACATACTCACAACTTTCTCTGTCGAACATTTTATTCTCCTAAATTGAATAGCAAAGTGAATAAGTCAGGCGGTTGGCTAGGGGATTTACTGGGTTTCCCGACTCAGAACCCCACTAGCTATCTTCAGCATGTCTGCCTAGCCCGACTTAAAAGGTATACCTATTTATATCCCAAAAC